ATTGTTTACGACCGCGTCGTAGCCCGTGGCAGTGGTGGCTGGAAGGAATCCACCTACATCTCCAACGCAAAATCAATCGTCAAGTTCTACGAGCAAGCTGGCCCGCCACGCATTGTGCTCCCCAACATCACACCGGAGCACAAGCAACTGAACTGGAAGCGGCTGCAGGAGTTAGCCAACGCATGAAAACGCTCACCCTGCAAAAGCAGCAGTACGAAATCAAAAAGGGCGATGAAGTACCAACCATCACCCCGAACGTTTGCGATAGCTGCATCCTCCTGGACCCTGACGGTTCACAAGTGGGTTTGTTCCTCAAAGAACTGCCCGCTGACCTGAACAACCTGGTAAACATTGCTGACCAGCAATTGCGTTCCGACAACGTGCGCAAGTCACGCATGGACCGTAAAAAGCTGATAGGCCATAAACCAGACGGCAAAGGCATTTACGAGGTAATCAGCCAGTGGTCAGCAATCCTTGGCTCCACCCCGCCAAAGCCCCACATGCGCAGGCCATACCCCAGCCGTAGCCAGCTTCACCAGCAGACGTCTGCAAGGACGTTTACCAAAGCCATGCACGCAATTGGGTTAATGGCATTTGGTCTGGTCAAGCAGCACGTCCCAGACGTTGCTGAAAGCCATACCAACGCGGTTGCTAAGCGATTGCCTGAGAAGTGGAGGTTCGGTGGCCCTTTTTCCAGCACCATCAGCAATTGCAATATCGCTGCCAATCTCCACCAAGACAACGCAAACGTTAAACAAGGCATTAACCTAATAATCACGAAGCGCAGAAATTCAACAGGTGGAAATCTCTACGTCCCAGACTATGGAGCAACCTTTGATATGACTGACAATTCACTTCTTGTATACCCAGCCTGGCGTAATCTTCACGGCGTAACACCAATCATTCCTACACATCAAGGTGGTTACCGCAACAGTCACGTCTGGTACGCACTAGATAGCTTTGCAAATCATGGCTGAAGAAACACAACCGAAGGAGCCTTGGAATAAAGGCAAGACGGGCGTAAAGAAGGCCACCAGGGCAGTTACGCAGTACCGCATTGAAAAGTCAGCACGAATGATGGCCCAAGGCGCAAGCCAGGCTGACATCGTCGCGTACGCGGGGCAAGAGTGGGGGTTGAGCAAAAGCCAGGGGCGACGCATTTGGCGTGAGGCCATGACCGAAGTGAAGGAAATGTGGTCAATCGACCGCGATGAGTTTGCGGCGTTGCTTCTGCAACAGCTAAATGACCTACACAAGAAAACCAGCACCCGTCAGAATGACAGTGTCACGCTTGGTTGCATTAACAGCGCAGCCAAGATAGCCAGGCTATTCGATTGATGGAATTACGTAACACCGGCGATGGTCACATGTACGAGGTTTGTTTAGAGATAGATGGGATACGTGAATGCACGTTTGTGTCATCAATGCACTTAGTTGAAGACAAAAGGCATCAATTAGAAGCAGCTATCAAGCGGCGTGCATTAAACGCTTTCGTTACGAATGCAGCTAATTCTGTCTGCGATATATGAGCATTCTTGCCACGTTGCCACGCGGTTCAATCCTTGAGGCAGAACCACAAGCATCGGGCGAAGCTGATGATGCCCTGCGAACACTGGGCGAACAGTTATACAACACTCTGACCGACCCACAACGACAGGTATACGACGCTGAACCACGGTTCAAACTGTTGTGCTCTGGCCGTCGTTTTGGCAAGACTTATCTGTGCATTACGCGATTGATTAACTGGGCAATTGAAAAGCCCAATCGCCTGTGCTGGTACGTCACGGCTAACTATCGGATGGCCAAGCAAATTGCATGGCGGCAATTGAAGGCGATGGTGCCAATGGCGATATGCGTGAAGCGCAACGAATCTGACCTAAGCATCGAACTAACAAATGGCAGCATCATTGCTTTACGTGGTGCTGAAAACCCAGACGCACTGCGGGGTGTAAGCCTGTCAGCGTTAGTCGTTGACGAAGCAGCGTATGTAAAACAGGAAGCCTGGGAAATGGTGTTACGCCCTGCCTTGTCCGACCAAGGTGGCCCGGCTTGGTTTATTACAACGCCTGCAGGACTGAACTGGTTTCACGACCTATGGGAACAGGCAGAAGAAGAAAATGATTGGTGCAGTTTTAGCTTTACCACGATTGAGGGTGGCAACGTTCCTGCAGAGGAAATTGAAGCAGCGAAGCGCACGCTGGACTCCCGAACATTCCGGCAAGAATATTTAGCCAGCTTCGAGACACTGACTGGTCGTGTGCATCCAGACTTCAGCCAAGACAATATCAACCCAGACGTACATGACATGGGTGGCGACATCCTTTGGGGCACTGATTTCAACGTCAGTGTTATGGCTGGGGTATTAGCGAGTCGTGTTGGTGACACGTTGCATATCTGGGATGAAGTAGCGGTGAAGCAATCCAACACTGATGAAGTATGCAAAATGCTGCGGCAACGCTTCCCAAATCGCAATATCGTTGCTTACCCAGACCCAACAGGGTCAGCACGTAAGACCAGTGCAGCGGGTGAAACTGATCACGGCATCATTAAAAAGTACGGGATGAAAGTTATCTCGCCACGCCACCCATGGGCCGTGAAAGACAAAATCAATGCCACGAACTGGCTAATCCGTAATGCTGATGGCCATATACGGATGTTCGTTCACCCGCGTTGCAAGAACTTGATTAAAGGCTTGAACAACGTGACGTACAAGGAAGGTGCTGAGGACTTTGTTGTTGATAAGTCAGCAGGCTTGGAGCACTGGAATGATGGCCTGGGCTACCTGATTCTGTCGGCCATGAATCAGATCAAACCTTGGAAGACTGGTAGTGGCAAGAGTCGTCAGGCGCAGGTGTATTGACCCTGCCCCAGCCACCACGGGCAACAAACAACTGCAACGCTGCAGGGCGATAGCGAATACCCCTGTAGCAAAGCCACAACGTGGCGGGGTAAGTCTTTGGCAACGGCAATGGCCCGGTCATAAGGCAAAAAAAAACCGGGGAGTCCCCACCACCCGGCCTGAAGCGTTCATTGAATTGCGGGGTGTCTACCTCCCCGTCAAAATCATAGTTGGCGTTCAGGCACCTCCGCCTTCAGCATTGCTGCCACTGATTCACGTATGCCCTTGTTTAACCTCAGCAAGGTAATCGCCAAGTCTTTTACTTCTCCGATGTCGCGCATACGTTGAATTTCATCGCACTGCCGTACAAACTCAAAATGGCGGGATAAGGCAAAACGATCCACGCAAAATCAGGCAACTTAGAATCAGCGTAATAGTTATTTCGGGTACGTCTTGGCTGATAACTCGCGTTCATACCCGTCCGGTATTTATGGACCTGGTAATGGGCCGCCGGAAGACATATCGCTAAACGATCAGGAGAAGGCTGGTAACGATCCAAGTTGGCTGTCTGGCCCTTATTTACAAATGTCGGAATGGTGGCAGCCAATCCTTGTATGTATGGGTGGTACGCAAACGTTTAGGGAGAATGCACCAAGCCTGCTACCAATCGAGCCAAGGGAAGACGAAGCAGCCTGGCGCAGAAGGGTTAGTCATGCAGTTTTATCGCCATTCCTTACGCGGCTAGCCGACCAAGCCGCTGGCCTTATTTGTCGCAAACCGATCACGTTGCAGTCACGTGAGGAAGGTGGAGAGGTAGATGAATACTGGACGGAATTTATTAAAGACATTGACGGCTATGGCACAGATCTGGATGCTTTTTCTCGCCGCGTTGTTCTTAATAGCCTTTTACTTGGGCACAGTGCTGTCCTGGTTGATTTCCCGTCTACTGAACCTGCTCCAAACCTTGCGGTCGAACGTCAAATGGGTTTGCGCCCTTATTTCTTGGAGGTACGCAGTGATCAGATATTGGGTTGGCGTAAAGATGGCGACTCGCCGCTTGCGCAAGTAAATCAGGTACGAATAAACGAATACGTCACAGAACCACTTGGGGCCTTTGGTGATCGTGTGGTGCGTCAAATCAGGGTGCTTGAACAGGGCAAGTGGGCTACATGGCGCAAGGGTGACGATGGCTGGGCTTTGCATCAGGAAGGCACTACCAGCCTGCCTTTCATCCCGTTAGCCGTGACTTATAGCGGGAAGATGGGAGAGCTAATGAGCAAACCGCCGTTACTGCCTATTTCCAACCTGAACATCCTTCACGCACAACGTCAGGCGGACCAGCAATTTGCCTTACATGTAAGTGCAATGCCGATTCTGGTGTTGAAAGCGTGGGATGACACGGACAACGAAATCGCGCTATCAGCAAACTCTGCGTTGTTAATGAGTGCTGAAGGTGACGCCAAGTATGTGGAACCTGCATCGCAATCATTCCAGGCGCAGCAGGATTTCATCACTGAGCTTGAGAACCAGATGCGCAATCTGGGCATCTCGACCCTGTTTAGCCAGACCTATGTGGGTGAGACAGCCGAAGCCA